ATGTCCACGAGGATGGAATAACCGATATCGTCGATAATAAAATTATTGAAAGTATAATAAATTCAGAGAAACTGAAAACCTACTAATGTTCAAGTAAACAAACTGAATACTATTTAGCTAAATAGTTTAAAAAAAAATTGATAGTTAATAGTATAATGGAGAACTCCCATAGGTTGGAAGATTCGTCTATGCCGCAACACATTCTAGCGGACGAGTGGTGTCTTTGGGCACATTTACCTCATGATACAGATTGGTCGTTAAATAGTTATAAAAATATTTATACTATGAAAACCGTAGAAGAGGTACTTGCTATATCCCAGACTATTCCGTCTAGAATGGTGAAAAATTGTATGTTGTTTATAATGCGCAAAGGAATCACGCCACTATGGGAGGATCCAAGAAACCGGGGAGGAGGGTGTTTTTCTTATAAAGTGAATAATAAAATTGTAACTGATTGTTGGAAGAGTTTAACATATAGTTTGGCAGGAGAGAGTTTATCAAAAAATAAAAGCTTACAAGAACAAATAAATGGAATTACTATTTCGCCTAAGAAGAATTTCTGTATAGTAAAGATATGGTTAGCTAACTGTGAATTTCAAAATGCGGCATTGATTGATTGTACTAGTGGAATAGATGCTTACGGGTGTTTATTCAAAAAACATGCTCCCGAATATTAGAAAATACCAAAAATAATATGCCAAAAATAACATACCAAAATACAAAATAGTACTACGACAATTCGTTTGATTGTTTTATAATTATAAATATATTTATAATTATATTTTTACTTTGATTTACTTTACCGGTTGAATAATACTAATTATTTGGAGGTAATGGACTTAAGCAAAGTTTAATTGTACCTAGACTTGCGACATAATATTTAACAACTAGAGGGAGATCATTCTCCAAGTACATTTCTATTTGACTACACAAATTTGTACATTTGATAAAATAACCAAGATTTTTTAATGAAAATTCACCCTGGATGATTTTACTCGAGTCTTGTTTTTCAATAAATTCCATGCCTCCATTTGACTCTTCACGCTTAACCTCAGCTGTAGCGAATTGACCAGTACATCTAAAAATCAACTCGTTCCCAACAGACTTGATCTCTAATCTGTCTGAAATACATGATAAATCGCGAATAATCTTTTGGAAATCAGTGGACGGAAGATTAATAATAGATGAAAAGTGGACATCTGGCTCTTCAAACTCATCTGTATCCGGTTCGATTAATCTAAGCTTCTGTGTTTTACATTGTTTAATATCGCCATTTTCAAATTTTAATCCTAGGAAGGATACAATACCGTCATAATAATCATCCTCTTCAATATAAATAGTTAATGTATCATCGTTATCAATAGAATTAATCAGTTTGAACAAATGAAACATATTTACACCAATAACAATCTTTTCTTTATTACACTCATAGTGTTCAAAGTTTTCAGCTCCTAAAAACAAATGGGCAAGCATAGTATGGGACTTGTCCATATTAATGATCCTGATACCATCCTTTTTAAAGGTAATGTTCGTTTCAAGCAATATGTCTTTTAATGCGGTCATTAATGTACGAAATGGAGCAATCTGAACAGTTTTAATAGTAAGCACATTCTTGGATTCAAACGAGGCCATATCTTATATTTAATTTTTATACTAAAATCTTTAAATACTTATGCGTTTAATATAAAATTTATATTCAAATTTACCTTGTATTCATATTTACCCAAATATTTTGTAGGCTGATACAAACATACCTATTAGTATAATAACCATACCGACATAATCGTCCAAGGTTGTAGGTACATGTAGCCAATATTTGTTTGTAACTAATTGGCCTAAAAAATCAAAAACATAGGAACTTAAGGAAAGTTGTGGCGCGGTTAGAAATATATTTCCCATTCTATTGGCAGGAATGACAAATAACCATTCTATCGTAGCCCAGATTTCAGACCACATTACCTTCTTTGAAAAAGGGGCATTTTCCATATCAGGTGTTGTTTGTTGAAATAGGGCTAAATCCATTAGCAATACGATAAAGGTATTTAGTATTAACCATACAATTAATCGATTCCATGTAAATTTTGTTATCATATTATATTATATATGAATAAAATATTATTATATGTTCAGTTTTTAGCATCATTTATACTCGCTCAGTCGGTTTCAATGTGGGGACAATTTTATACACTAAAATATCCAAATATTGGTATGATAAAAGCTCTGTTTATGGCTTTACCGTTTGCCTGGATCGATTGGTTTTTTATGACTATTGCGGTTGATTTAGGACATAAATATAAATTAGTAACTGAGACACAGGATACATTCCTTCTAATTATTACACAATTTACGGTAATATTACTGATGAACAAGTTTTTCTTGAAACAACCCTTATCAACTAGCGATCTAGTAGCATTTGGTATTATTTTATTGGCGTTTGCTATCAGTTATATGAATTTGGTGAGTACATTTTTAGGAATACCTATACCTACCAAGGTTAAAAAGGACGATAAACCGGACAATATGAATAAAGCGGACAATATGAATAAAGCGGATAATATGAATAAAGCGGACAATATGAATAAAGCTGATAATATGAATAATATGGATAATGTCATCAGTCAAAGTACCCATATGAATATGGCAAGTATAAATTAAACCCTTTGTAAATAGCTATAGCTAGCTATACACATATTGGTTGTTGGGTCTAATAGACACTAGTGTAATTTTTATATACAAATACTATATATGAAAATTAAAAATGGATTCAAGTATAAAAAAAATGGTTGGAATTATATCTCCATTAGGGGTACTCCAACTGAGCGTGGATACGCCCATGGTGTTTTGCTACGAGACGAGATTAAGGAATGTATAAAGACTATGAAATGGAAAATTTATGACTCACATGGATTGGATTTGGCATTTTTTACCGAAGTAAGTAATTTTCTATTTAAAGCACCCATAGAAGCTCATTTTCCAGAATTTTTTGAAGAGATTAAAGGAATTTCGATGGGAGCAAAAGTGGATTTAGATGAATTAATACTTTGGAATAATATTTCCTCGTTAGATTATGCTTTGCCCAGATTAAAAACATTTTTGAGCCAAATGCCGCATTTAGAACAAAAATATGGGAAATTATTAGACGCATTACCTTCTGGCGGTATAATGGAAGGCGGAGGGTCCAGTGATAAATGTTCAGCATTCATGGCAGTCGGTAATTATACATCAGACGGTAAAATATGTTGTGCTCATAATTCATTTGACAATTTTATAGACGGTCAGTATTTTAACACAATAATTGATATTACACCCGTCAATGGTCATCGTATTTTATTTCAAGGAGCACCTGGATATATTTCTAGTCAAACTGATTTTTTTATTAATAGTCGGGGGTTTATTGGAACAGAAACAACTATAGGTGGTTTTAACGCATATGCTCACAAAGATCCGATTACATGCCGAATCAGAAATTGTATGCAATATGCGAATACCTTGGATGATTATGTTGAAATGCTGAAGAAGGAGAATTCCGGTGACTACGCCAACTCATGGCTGATAGGAGATACGAAGAACAATGAAATAATGAGAATAGAATTAGGTCTTGAGTTTGTTAATGTAGAGAGAAAAAAGAATGGATATTTTATTGGATTCAATGCGCCATACGATCCTAGGATACGAAACCTGGAGTGTGTTAATAGCGGATTCGACGATATTCGTAGACATCAAGGGGCTAGAAAAGTCAGACTTGAACAGCTCATGGAGCAACATAAAGGAAAATTAAATATTGACATTGCGAAAGAAATCATAGCCGATCACTATGATGTTTATCTCAATAAAACCAATCTTTGTTCTAGGACAGTATGTTCCCATTATGAATTGGATGATAGAGCTTTTATGAGTCAGGCTGATAGGCCATTGCCATACCAACCACGCGGAGCAGTAGACGGATGTGTAGCGGATAGTCAATCTTGTAAAGAGATGGGCTTTTATGGACGATGGGGTAGCTCATGTGGTACTCCGTTTTATGTGAATAAATTTATGGCTCAAAATGCTCAATGGAAACGGTTTGCTCCTTATTTACATGATAGACCTAGCCAACCATGGACATATTTTAAATCTCTTGATAAAAAACCATTCTTGTCTAATACAACACGAAGAATACATAAATATAAAACTACCTCCTCCAAGAAGAAAAAGATTAAAGGTACAAAAAAGGTATAGGAATATTTATATAAAACTATCTCATTATGATATATCATATTATACATCATAATGAACGATTATACTATTAAAGCAAACGAATTTATTTGTAACCTACATACCTCATATAATTGTAGTGATGTTACTCCATTAAGCCCGTGTCGTTTCAAGTGTCTACATTGTAAGCAAAAACGCATCCACGGATATACAAATCCAGATCATGTTTGTAATCCATTCGGATATTTATACTTGGTTCCAATGTATTGTGTCGATTGTGCCATTTTAATCAAAACATGTATGTGGTGTAAATAAATGTTATAAGAATAAATGTTATAAGAATAAATGTTATAAGAATAAATGTTATAAGAATAAATGTTCAAAGATGTAATCAAGAGAGATAATGATAAGATATTCAATACGTGAGTTTATCATTTTACCACAACAAACTATATTTATGACTCTTATCATATTCACTATTTAAGCGGAATTTTTCTCGTGTTCCTAATAGTCGTTCCATATTTTCGTCTAGCCTGGTTTGCCAGTTGTAAGGCCTTGCTATTTTTACTACAGCCAGCATTCAATATATAATAATCTACTACAGCTGATTTGCCACCGGTTACAGCACTAGCTAGTCTGGCCCTACCCCAAGACTGAGCTGTTTGATTTGGTCTGCTACCCGAACTAAAGTATGCTCCCTCCCCCTTTTTAACTATATCATTTAACGCCTTTAACGAACATCCTGTTTTTTGAGACAATTGTCTTCCCGGAATTACATTGTCTATTTTATATACACGCATTGCTTTCAGTACATGTGGGCTCTTTTTCGATACAAATGAATTCACCTTTTTGCGTGTGTAATATTTTCCTTTTTTATATGATTCTGCTGATTTTTTTAACATTTCTCTCTGTTTGTTTTTATCCGTTTGTGATAAATGTAAAGGTATGTATTTAATCGGAACAAATCTGGTTTTATTATTGGCACGGTGTTTTCTTATATGTTTTACACGCTTTGTCCTTCGGTTACTTTTAGATCCTCCTGCCATTGGCTGTGGAAATGTATAAATCATTGGTATTCCATATTCCATCGCCTGATCGTGTCGTGTTCCATCACCTTCTCCAAATTCGCGTTGTTTTTTTTCACTGTAATATCCAGGATAATATTTCGATACAATCTCATTTATTATTCTATCCGTATTTGCTTCATCGTTCTGTAACTGCGCATTACGCAATTGAGTAATCAGCAATTCTTCCATATATTCTCTATTTTCATTGTTTTCAAATCGAAAGCCTAAATTATAGTAATAAGGAATGACAGTGCCAAGTGAATCTAATTGTATATATTTTACTCTTAATTTCTCTCCTAGTTCTTTTATCTTATCCATCATATCCTTTCCTTTCAACTTGGTTTGATTGTTTGTCAATCTAGTATCCATGCTATGAAATTTGGAATTACATAATATTTTTAAATACAAATGTTTGTTTAACAAATCGTCTTGAATAAAATTAATACTAGCAAACCCTCGTATTTCAGATCTCTTATGTATATCATTATAAGTAAATATATGAACCAATAAATAATCACTGTCGTTTAATGAATCAGACAAAAAATCATATTTTATTTCAGACAGACATAAATACTTATCCGCATTTTCATTTAGAAGTTGATTGGCATAATCATCGTATAAGTCGGGGTCCTTATTTTTATCAATAACGAGTATATTTGACATATAAACGGTTAGTTGATTGTTATATAATACTGGTATATTTATTTTTGCGTATTTATTTTTGCGTATTCATATTCATATTCATATTCATATTCATATTCATATTCATATTCATATTATCACTACAGGATCATATGTATTTATGTATAAAACGATTTAAAACGAATTTCATATACTATTTAGATGTCAGCAGAATCATTAACACAAATAGTAAATGAGTTATTTGTTAAATACAAAGACAATATCATTCTATATAATAAACTCACTCAATACATTGAACAGCTCCCTGAAATGTTAGAGAATACTCACTCCGTATTTATTGAAAGAGAGAAAAGAAAAAATAGTTTAGAATCGGAATCAGAAACATTCATTCAAAAATTCTTACAAAACTACAAATACTATTATCATAATTCATCCGAATTATTTTTTGAATATCGAAATGATAACAAGTTTTATATGGTAAAAGAAGACGATGTACAACATATGATTTTATCCACTATTAGCATTAATAAAACACTCACAGCATGGAAGCACAAACTAAAGATTAGTATCTTAAAGAAGATAAAGGAACGAGATATTTTTTCTTGTATTCCAGAATCCGAGACTATACAAGCAGTCATCAACAAATTACATCCGTCTGTATGCGACAATCGAGATAAGGCGAAATATTTTTTAACTGTTTTGGGTGATATTCTATTAAAAAAATGTACACACACTCATTTTATTACTAACAAAGCCAAACCATTTTTGAAAGAAATTAGTAATTTGGCGTGTATGTTATTTGGAAGCCCAAATCTGTTCAATATATTCAAGATTAAATATTATGACCACAAATATAGTGATTGTAGAATACTGGACACACAAGAATGTATTAATCTAGACAATTGGACAAGTTACTTTAAACAAGACTATGCCTTGGACTTATTCTGTGTAGCAGCACATTATTCGCATAGATATGATTCAGCCGACACCTTTTTATTAGATCATTGTAAAGATGATAATCTTAAGAACTACGCATTCTATTTAAAGGATAAAAATGAATCGCAAATAATAGATATATTTTACCAACAAAATATTGAACCGAGTGACGACTGTTCTATTTCATGGAAGAATATGCTATACTTATGGAAAAATTTCATAGATACAGAACGGTTACCCAATATGTTTTTTGCGTCTACACTAAAATCCAAGTTAATCGAACAATTTAAATATGACGGCCACAAAGATATATTTTTGGATTGTACTAGCAAATTGTTACCAAATGTTAGTAAATTTATTCAATTTTGGAATGATAATATAGAGTTAACTGATTATGTGGATCATCCATGTGATTGTGGCCATGTAACAGATGAAATAGAAATAGAGGAGTTGGAAACAGACGAATTATGTTCATTATTTAGTAATTATGCGAAAATAAATATTAGTGAAAAATATGTACTGGATCTTATTAAGCATTATTATCCTGATATTGCTATCGAAGACGAGAAGTATATATTAAATGTCAAATGTAAAATATGGAATAAAAAACAAGAAATTATTGAGTCTGTTAAAAAATATAACAAGGGAGATTCGACAACAGAAGCTTACTCCGACGAAGTTTCAATCAACGAGTTGTACCAATATTATTGTAAATGTAAATACAAGTTTATTGTCAGTAAACGATATTTTGAAAAATTCTTAAAAGCGGAATCCCAACTATATATAACGGATGATAATTTCATAAAGGTGGACTCGTTTAATGCTATTTAGATAAACGGGAAAGAATGAAAATAGTTGAATGAGAGAAATGACAACACAACACGATACAACAAGACACCGCAACACGATACAACAAGACATCGCAACACGATACAACAAGACACCGCAACACGATACAACAAGACATGACGCCGTTTGCCCATTAAGTCATATTTAGTATAATTTGTTATATTAAATATGATTTACACCATTGAAGATTAGTTTACCGATTGACCAGTTGAATATTTACTTTTTGCGAGAGCCGCGTCTCTTATGACTTCTCTTCTTGGTTGCCTTTCTATTTGTATTCTTCATTGTTCCAAAGACACCACTTCCTTTAGGTTGAAGATATCCTGCTAAGTGACTCTGGCTCTTGGCTAATTCACTCTTCTTTTTGGAGACAACTCTACCATTGTGCATCTTTAATTCATCTTTCTTTAATCCACCAGCAGTTTTATAGGCAGTTCCATGCATTACTTGGGCACGAGATCCCTCTAATATTTCGTAAGCATGTCCTTGTATATGATATTTACCATCAGAGCCTCTGTCGTGTCTTTTAACCATTATAAAAGATGGAGAGAAAAAAATATTATTCCTAAAACACTCTGAACGCAGATTGATATATTGATATTTTGATATATCAATATAATAACCTGATTATACACGCTTATATAAAGTATTTGGGATTAGAATTTATTACTCGGAGGTTTTCCATATCCATTTGGTCCACCAGTTCGTTGGCCATAAACATTGACCGGGGCATTGACTACATTCCATTTTTTATTTCGTATTTGATTTTGATATCGTATTAATGTTGACATTCGTTGAACATTTGTTTGGTTGTTTATTACAATATTACCGCTTGATCCTGGCATATTTTTATTAAATATGTTACAATTCCTAAATCTAGATGAACATGCTTGAATAGGTCCGCTTGTTGGTATTCTGCTATTTGGTCTTGGTTCTGGTCTTGGTGCTGGTGTTGGAGCTGGTCTTGGTGCTGGTGTTGGTTGAGGTTGAGGTTCAATCTCGGGTTCTGGTTCTGGTTCAGGCTCAGGCTCAGGCTCAGGCTCAGGCTCAGGTTCAGGTTCAGGCTCAGGCTCAGGTTCGGGCTCAGGTTCGGGCTCAGGCTCCGGTTCAGGTTCTGGCTCTGGTTCTGGTTCTGGTGATGGTTCTGGTGCTGGTTCTGGATCGAGATACAGTTTAGTTGGATAAATACCAGTTGGGGGAAATAATATGATGGGTTGAGGCTCAGGTTCGGGTTCAGGTGCTGGTTCAGGTGCTGGTTCCGGTTCTGGTGCTGGTGCTGGTTCTGGTGCTGGTGCTGGTGCTGGTTCTGGTGCTGGTTCCGGTTCTGGTGCTGGTGCTGGTTCTGGTGCTGGTTCCGGTTCTGGTGCTGGTTCCGGTTCTGGCTCAGGTTCAGGTTCAGGTTCAGGTTCTGGTGCTGGTTCAGGTGCTGGTTCCGGTTCAGGCTCAGGTTCAGGTTCAGGTTCAGGTTCAGGCTCAGGTTCAGGTTCAGGTTCAGGTTCAGGCTCGATAGACAGTTTAATTGGATAAATACCAGTTGGTGGAAAT